AGAGATCGATCACGGCGTGATAAAGTTCCGTACAGTTTATGGAAAAATCAAAATTTTATCCAGTCAACGCCGGGTGCTGTAATTGATTACGATTATATTCTCAAAGCAATAAACGAAGCCGCACAAATATATGATTTGAAAGGCATAGCATTTGATTCATGGGGGAGTGCCAAAATAATTCAGGAAATTGAGGAACACGGATTAAATGTTTTTCAATTTCGACAGGGTTTTGCCAGCATGAGTCCGCCGACTAAAGAATTATTAAAATTAATTCTGGAAAAGAGAATTACCTTCCCGTCGAATCCTGTTTTACGGTGGTGCGCGTCAAATGTTGTCGTCGAGCAAGATGCAGCGGGGAATATGAAGATTTCAAAACGGCGGAGTATCGAGAAGGTTGATCTAATGGTGGCGCTGGTTATGGCGTTGGATATTTCAATAAGAAATATGAAAAAGGAGGTTGTACCAAATATAGCGTGGATTTGATGCCTTGAGCATCTTTTAAAAACAGGCGGGTGACGATCTAGCTAATCAGAGCCTATACAAATTAAGGGCAATTACGGTGCCGTAATCATCGTAGTTTGCCCTTTTTTTGTGCCTGTATCAAATTAAATTGAAAGAAATCAGGAGGTTAAATGAAAAAAAGGAACTTTGAGATCGACATTGGAACCGTCCGGGCGGAGTCAAGAACTGTTCAGGCCAGTTTAAGTTCTGAGTTCCCAGTTCAGCGTTTTGACGGGGAGGAAGTGCTGCGGCACACAGTAGATGCAGTTGATTTATCAAGAGCACCACTTCCCTTACTTCGTGCCCACGACAACACATCTTTGCCGGTTGGCGTAGTCGAAGGATTGACAGTCAGTGACGGCAAGTTGAAGGGAACAATCCGGCTATCGGCAAACGAAAATGGGTTATGGCAGGACATTAAAGACGGCATACTTCGCAACCTGTCAATCGGTTACCAAATCATCGAAAAAGTCAAAACAAAGAAGGGATACGTCGCTACACGCTGGCAACCCTATGAATGCAGTCTTGTTGCGGCACCCGCCGATAACACGATTGGAATCGGCAGAAATTACAATACCAACAATAACAATAACTTAGACAAAAAAGGAGCAAACAACAAAATGGATAAAAACGACATTTTAAAATCCAAAAAAGCGGCAATTGATGAGATGGCAGAACTCGCAAAATCCGGCGATAATGCGGAAAGATTACAGGAACTTAAAGGCGAAATAAGATCTTTTGACGACCGTTTAGAGGCTTTGGACATGGCGGACAAAGCGAAGAAGGACACCAAAACCTTTACCCCGGACATGAAGAAAGAAACACGTTCATTTATCGAAATTGGCGGTGGGCCGGTTACAAACCGAACGTATTCGGGAATGTTCAATCAGGGCCGGACACTGGAAGTCAACGACGACGAAATTCGTGCGTTCCGGGCTTCGATGGTAGAAGGAATCCCGTCCGGCGGTGGGTTTTCTGTGCCCGAACCTTTAGCCGCCCAGTGGCTTGATTCCTCGATTGAGGGTGAAATTATCCGCCCCCGTGCTACTGTCTACCCGATGGAAAGTGCCACTCGTTCTGCGATTGGTTGGGACGTCTCAAACCAGTCAAGTTCTTTATTCGGCGGGTTCGCAATGGAATTTTTGGCTGAAGAAGGAACCGGGAATAAACAGACTGGCAAGTTGAGATCTATTAAATTGACGGCAAAAAAAGGTGCAATTTTTGTCGATGCCTCGAGCGAATTAATTGAAGATGGCCTTGGATTTGATTCGCAATTGGATATGGCTATGAGATCTTCAATCGGCTACGGCATGGACGAGTACTTCATAAATGGTGTAGGAGCCGGGCAACCTTTAGGCATTCGAAACGACCCCGCTAAAGTTACAGTTGCCAAAGAAACCGGACAGGTTGCCGACACCCTTGTTTACAATAACTTCTGCAAAATGTTCGCTCGCATGTATCCGGCTGGTAGGCAGCGTGCGATTTGGCTGATTAATGACACAGCGATCCCGCAGTTGTTAACCTTGTCCGTACCAGTTGGCACGGGTGGAAGCGTTGTTCCAGTCATGAGTGAAAGCAATGGACAATTTACTATTTTAACCCGTCCCGTTGTGTTCACTTCCCACATGCCGAAACTTGGTGATGCCGATGACGTGATGTTCGTTGACTTGAGCCAGTACGCAATCGGCCTTCGTCGGGGCCTGAGATTGGAGAAATCTAATATTCCTAGTTGGACCCAAGATTTGATGTCTTACCGTGCTTTGCTGAGATTCGACGGAATGGGAACTTGGAACTCTGCTATCACTCCGAAAAATGGTGACAGTCAGTCTTGGTGCGTTGGTCTGGCTGAACGCTAATTTTAAACAAACAATCTAAAATCTAAAAGGAGATACAAAATATATGATATTACCCGAAATTAAAAAAGTTGTCCCGGTTGGCAGTTACCTTGATCTTAATAGTGCGGCGGCGGTTGATTGCGATTCAATCAATATGAGCAAATTTAGCAAGGCTACCTTTTTGATCCAATGTCATACACTGGCAGGTGCAAGCGCGGACGTTAAACTTTATAGTGGTGCTACCGATGGGGCGAAAACATCGGCCCTCACATTCAACTACGCCTTTGGTTCAGCGGCGCAGGGATCAGCGAGTTGCGACGTTCTGGCAGCTTCCACAAGTGCGGCCGTGATCGAACTTACTCACGGCACATATGACGATTACCTGCTTGTTGTCGAAGTTGATTCCTCGGCAATGGACACGGCCAATAATGAAGAGTGGCTGACCTTAACATTCGAAGATACCGACACCGGCGCAACCGGAAATGTAAGTGTCATTGCCGTCCTTGATCCTCGTTTTGCTGGCAATTGCAGTTCATCGGCTTTGGCGTAACGTAATCTTTTAAACCATCGGGGGAGCTTCGGCTTCCCCTTTAATTAAGGATTTGGACATGAAATTCAGATTACCATTTTTGAAAAACAAAGAAGAAAGAAGTTGGGCGAATCTGGACGCTTTCGAGGGTCGGGAAACGTCCAGCGGCATAAACATTAATGAAAGTACCGTTCTGGGCATTCCAGCTGTCTACGCTTGTATTAGAGTCTTATCGGAGGCAATAGCATCGCTTCCCTTACTTGTCTACGAAAGATTTCCCGATGGGGATAAAGAGCGGGCCCGGAACTTTTCATTATATAAAATACTACATGATGCACCAAACCCCTTGCAGACTTCTTTCGAGCTTCGAGAATTGCTTGTGGGCCATTTATGTTTAAGAGGAAACTCCTACTGTTTTATTGAGCGGGAAAATGGGGAAGTTGTGGGATTGTGGCCATTGCACCCGGATAAAGTCACAGTAGAGGTTCAGGGCCGGGAGCTGATTTACAAACACCAGAACGACGGAGTCGAAAAAGTCTATCCCATGTCTGACATTCTGCACATCCGGGGCTTATCATCGGACGGAATCATCGGCTATTCACCATTGACTTTACTTCGTGATTCTTTCGGTCATGCCAAAGCCGTTTCCGAATATTCAAGTTCGTATTTCAAGAACGATGCAAGTCCCGGCGGGCTGCTTATTAGTCCAAATTCTTTAAATGCTCAGAGCATGTCAAACCTGCGGAAAGCCTGGGAGCAAGGGCATTCTGGTAAAGGCAAGCATCATCGAGTTGCCATAATGGATTCAGGTCTGGAATGGAAATCAATCGGCATTAGTCCGCAGGATAGCCAGCTTATTGAATCCCAGAAGTTTAGCGTTGTGGAAATTGCCAGAGTCTTCCGGGTGCCTTTGAATTTGATTCAGGATCACGAACGCAGCACGTATTCCAATGTGGTCGAGCAAAACAGGTCTTTCCTTGTTCATAGCCTTCAGCCGTGGTTGACACGGATCGAACAAGCAATGATGAAATCGTTACTTACTGAAAGCGAAAAACAAAAATATTTCATCGAACATTTAACAGCCAATTTCCTAAGAGCGGATACACGGGAAAGATACGAAAGCTATAAAATCGGAATTGATGCTGGATTCTTGACCGTCGATGAAATCCGCCAACTTGAAAACATGAATAAGCTCGAAAAGGAAGGGAGGGTTAATTATGGAAAAGATAAAAACTTGTAATGGGTGTGAAAGCCGGGAAAGTTGCAAAACCCCGTGTGATGAAGTAAACAAAATTCTTTGGAAAGATAACCGCGTCATGGAAAGGAATTTCGGTGATTTTATTATGTGCTACCCACAAAAAAAAGAAGTCCATTTTTCAGAAGTGACAGACCATAAACTTGATGAATTTTCGGACGATACCGTTTTCCCTTGGAGCTCCGGTGATTACAAACTTCGCCAAACTAACGTTTTTATTGACAAATTTTTCAATCGAGCCTCGACAAGCGAATTGGCGGAAAAATACGGTGTTCGAGCCTCTGTAATTTCCACGATGTATGAAAACTGCTTACAAAAGATTGAACAGATTTTGGGGTTATTGGATTTACGGGCGTCTGGAATCAAAAACATCAAACCCGACCGATTCACCGAAGACCAAAAAATGTTTTTGCTTGTTCACATCTTTCGTTTTAATGCGGCTGAAGTTGCTGAGATGTTTCATCATTCAAAAAATCACACAAGCGGAAAGTTAAACAGGATGGCGGATAAATACAAAGCAATTTTTGACGGGAACGAAAACGCACAAAACGTAGCTTGACAAAGTGCCTTGACGAGTTTTTAAAATAAATGTAATTTACAATCCTCAAAAATCATAACTGAAATTATAAAAAGGAGGGTTTAAATATAATGACTAATGATGAATGTTTTCAAGCTGCATTAAAAATGATTCAGGTAACACCGGAAACTTATGAAAGTTTAAATCCAAGTATGATATTAAAACT